ATTACATGAAGCATACGCTTCATTTAACACCTGAAGAAGATTTAGCTTACAGAAGGTTGTTGGATATGTATTACGATACAGAGTCACCAATACCCAACAATATCCTATTGGTTAGCCGTAGGTTACGCATGGGTTCAGATGTTGTTGAATCTGTCTTAAAAGAGTTCTTTGAGTTTACTGAAGATGGGTATAAAAACTATCGTGCTGACGGTGAAATTGCTGATTATCACAAGTTTTTGGAAAAGCAAAAAGCCAACGGAAGGCTTGGCGGTAGGCCTAAGAAGGGTAAAAAACCCATCGCTATCCCAGACCTAACCCAAAGTGAACCCAAAAAAAGCCTAAACAACAAACAACAAACAACAAACAATATACATACACCTGACGGTGTTTCTGAATCTATTTTTAAAGATTATTTAGAAGTTCGTAAAACCAAGAAAGCTAAATGGACTGAAACAGCTTTAAAGGGCTTGCAAAGAGAAGCCAATAAAGCCAACATCAGTCTTGAAAAAGCAATGCAGATTTGTTGTGAGCGTAACTGGGTAGGCATACAAGCATCCTGGTTAAAAGATGAAGTTAAACCTAAACAAGCATGGGAGTAAGTGATGATTGGACATAACCAAATAATTGCAATGCGTATGGCTGGAAACAAGCCTAAATCTGTCTTTGTACAGTTTGGCAAGACCTTTAATGCAGAAAAGGATGTAGCTGACGGAATCATACCTACGGTGTGGATTGACGATAGAGACCATCAGAAGTTAGTTGATTTGACTTGGGCTAAAGACTTAAACATCCAATTAATGCCAGCTAAAGACATTGTTCAGTTTACAAAGTGGTGGGTTGCGTTGGTAGATGCGGAAGTCAATACAATCATCGGTCTTGATAACGATGGAGAGATTAATGTTTATAGAAAAGGATGATATTGACTGGTTGAAATACAGCCAGGACACCAATGTTAAGCGCAAGATTAGGGAAAAGTCGGACTATCAAGAGTCCCTAGATGACTACTTTGCCGGTAATTTATACGCTAAAGGGTGTGCATTACCTTGGGAAAAAGCTAGAAATATCTCAATTAGACCTTCTGAAGTCAGCCTTTGGGCTGGTGTAAACGGACATGGAAAGTCGCTGTTGTTGGGCCAAGTCGTGCTTGGATTGGTAGAACAGGGTCAAAAATGCCTTATTGCCAGCTTTGAGATGCGACCTGAGATTACCCTGGCTCGTATGGTAAGACAGGCTGCAGGTGAGAAAAGACCAAGTCCTTTTGCAACCCAATCCTTTTCTAAATGGAAAAAAGACCAACTTTACCTATACGACCACCACGGCATGATTGATGTGCAACAAATGCTTGCAGTCTGTCGGTATGCCACTACAGAACTAGGAATTACCCAAATCGTCATAGATAGCCTTATGAAGTGCGTTAAGGGTGAAGATGATATGAATGGTCAAAAGGACTTCGTAAACGCCTTGTGCGCCCTCTCAAGGGATTCTGGAGTGCATATACACTTAGTTCACCACATGAGAAAGGGAAGTGACGAGAAATCTATAGGTGGAAAGTTTGATTTAAAGGGTTCAGGGTCGATTACTGACCAGGCTGACAATGTGTTTATTGTTTGGAAAAATAAGGAAAAAGCGCAGCTTGTGGCAGAAAACCCACATTATTTTGATAGAGAAGTGCCGGATGCGGTCTTGGTTTGTGAAAAACAACGAAATGGCGAGTGGGAAGGCAAGCTAAAGCTATGGTTTGATTACAAGAGCCAGCAATTTATTGAAGAAGCAGATACACCAATACACCGTTATTTGGAGAATTAAATGGAAGAAATTAACCCAAACGCAGCAGTAGACTTTTTACTTAAAAATGCCGGTTTATTCGCTAAAGCTAAGTCTGAAAGGGTGTATTTAGAGGAATTTCGCAAGTCTAAAAAGGCTCTTTTAATGCAAGAAGCCTTCTTTGCTGGGGTAGATACTATGGCAGGCCAGGAGAGAGATGCGTATGCTAGACAGGAATACCGTGACTTATTGGATGGTTTAAAGGAAGCAGTAGAAGTAGAGGAAACATTGAAGTGGAAAATGACTGCAGCACAACTTAGGGTGGAAATCTGGAGAACTTTGCAAGCAAACAACCGTTTAATTGATAAATCAACCGTATAGGAGAAAACATGGCAACTTTTACATTATCTGAACTAGAGCATCCAATTCCTTTTTATGGCATTTACAAGGAAAAAGATGGCTCTTTAACCATTAATGCGGAGGAAGGTATGGAAAAACTAGCGATAGCACCTAAAAGTGCATTTAAGTACAGTAGTGGCGCAGATGTACAGAAAGTATGGAAAGCCTATGGCTGGACTCCACCATCAACTGTTCGCAATGACTACCTGTTTAAAGCAAACAGACTAGCAAGCGGTTTAAGCAAGTAAGCTAGACACCATCCTGATTTTGGCAATACGGTCATTAATACCAATCAAACCACCGTTAATGCGCTTAGTCAGGGTGTCAATGTCCATCTTATCGGCTAGGGCATTTAACTGTTTACGATTCCAAAACCAGCCTGCGGATAGGGCAGCGTATTTAGGGGTCGATAACAGCTCAGGATTGGCAAGAAAGTCCACGCCAAGGGCATTACTACAGTTTTCGTAGTTCTCCTTGCCAGTAAGCTGTATAAGGCCTCTACCGATGTATTTAGCGGCTTCTTCTTCGCTAGTATTGCCCATGCGCCCGTTATAGACCTTACCGGCTATCTTGGCAGGCTGTCTTTCATATTTTTCAGCAATATCAGCATCAGGGAAACGACTAGGCCAGGTAGCCATTAAAGCCTTGGCAGAATAGTTTAGGTTCTCAACTAAGTGCTTATAACCGCCTGATTCGTGCATAGTTTGACCAATAAAGCAGGCTTGACGATTAGGGGTAGAAATATCGTACTTTTCAAAGGTTTCATTAAGTGGCTCTAACCATTCTTCATTCAGACCTAAAGCCTTTAATTGTTCACTCGTCATTGCTTTGTCCTAACTTGATTCCTGTGATTAAACCAATAAATCCACCAATAATTGTTTGAAATGCAGGGGTAATGGCTTCAAATATCTTATCGTTACTGACATTGGCATCAAACATTCCAATAGTCATAGTGCCTACCATTCCTATTACGACAACGCATAAAGTAATAGTCACCATAAAGGTAACATACGAACTTATCTTACTTTTCTCCATTTTTACTCCGCATATCAATGATTTTCTCTAAAGTTCTACCTCCAAAGTAGAAGCTCATTATCAACATACCCCATTGTCCTAATAGTTCTACATAGGCTTTATTGGTGTCTATGTCAAAGGCAGACATCATTGCAAAGGTAAAGTACCCTGCTAGAATGGCTATAAGGGTCATTGGCCTAATATTCTTAGAAAGCCAACTATCAGATGCCATGTCTGCTGATTGTCGTTTTGATAATTCTTGTTGTTCCGCAGTATCTGCCTGTAGTTCTGCCAACCTACCTTGTTGTTGTATTTCTAGCAGTTTTGCCTGGGCTTCTGCTTTGGCTGCAGGGTCAGGAATAACTTTGTCTAGGATTTTCATTCCTACGCTAATGATGTCATCTACTCCAAACATTACTTATCTCCCCAAACTATTGCCCACGCTATCCAACCTGCCACAATTAAACACATTAACTGCGCCCTACGAATATTCTTTAAATCACCGTCATATTTCTGTTTTTCTTCTTTTTCCAGCTTTTCTAATTCGTTCTTTATCTTCAAGATTTCAGCCCATTCTTTTTCGCCTAACGCAGTATTCTTAAATTGCCGCAAGAATTCCACCTTTAAGGTGTATTCTTCTTGGCTAATTAACTTGCGCTGACGGTATTCAGCTAAAGCCTTGTGTATTGCTAAACGCTGCTTTACTTGTGCTTCTTTTTTAGCCCTTAATCTGTCTTGGGCTAATTGTGTTGCTACATCCGTTCCGTCTTTTTGGAACGCTTCTACTTGTTTAGTTAATGACTTGGCGCTATTCCTTGCAGAATCAAGGCTGTCTGTAAGGGTTTTGACATCCACATTATTTGCCTGTAAACCAATGTAATACCCATCCACCAAGTGTAGACAATACGGCCAGCATAGAAATACCTAACCAAGCCATACCAGCCTGTTTGTTTGATTGAGCTATTAGATGGTCAAGTTGAGTTTCCATTTTATCTATCTTTTTTTCCATAGAATCAAACTTTGCTTCGTAATTCTCAACTTTTTGCCAAAGAACTCCATAGCGGACAAGGTCTATTTTTCCGTCATCCATACTACGCCTTCATAATGTACGCAAGAGCTAAATATGGTGGCAAGTTAGCGTTAGTAGCGCTTGAACCGGCTGAAGATGTTGTGCCGCTATATCCATGCAAGTGGTCTAAGTTGACAGCATTAACAGTAATTCCAGTTAATGCACCGTTAGTTGAAATTCTTGATGTTGGAAATTCATTAGATGCTGGGTCTGCAACGCTAAGTGCTGAACCAGCACCGCTAGTGCCAACAATAGTGTTATTGCTATGTGTATGGCCTGGGTCACTAATTGCGTGACTATGAACAGTATTTTGGTTCATTCCACCCGTATTACCACTAAATGTATGGGTGTGTGATACTAAAGTTGCATCAGCAGAACCGCCTGTAGCGTTTACTGCATAAGTAGAGCCAGCACCAACAATAAAGCGACTACGCAAGTCAGGAGTGCCATTTGTACCATCGCAAATTAACCAGCCGCTTGGAATAGTAGCAATAGAACCAGACCACATTAAAATAGCGCCAGTAGGAACAGCTTGGGCTACTGTAGCAGCATCAGTTAAGGCTGTGCCGTTAGCCATGCCTGTAATCTTATTGCCACCCATCTGCAAATTGCCAGTAATAGGTGTTTGACCATCAGAAGCAACAGAACCAGTTAAAGCTGTTCCAATATCAGAAAGGGTTGTATTCGCCCAATTTGAAGTAATAGTTGTGCCTGTAACTACAGGATTTCCTACTGGTAATAGGTAAGTACCCGAACCGTTCCTAGACATATTATTTTCCTTTTCTTAATTCATTTGCCATGTTGCCAGGCTCGTAATCTACGGATTCTTTTACTTGTTTCTTAATTTGTAATTCTTTAACTTTTTCAAGACCTTGTTTTACCCCAATAACACGGGAAATTGGCAACAATGCAATAGCATCTAATCCACGCATTATTGCACTTGCAGTATTGGAATAATTAACAGCGCCTTTAAGTGGAGCATTGACATTAAATGTGTAATCTTTAAGGTTTCTGATTTCTTCAGCACCTTTTTTGCCAAATATGTAATCTAGCTTGTCGTCTTGGTCTATTTCGTTTAAAACAGACTTAAATTTAGCAGGAGAAACAACAGGATTTCCAAAGGAATCTACATCAATAGATGATGTAACCTTATCTTTAATGTGTTGAATAGTTTGCCCTTGCAGCTCTTTCCATGCTTGTTGACCTTGTGGGCCACCTTTTTTAAGGGTTAATCCTATTGCAGCCACATCATCCCTTGAGCCATCAAGAATAGAGTGTCTAAATACATCTTCAAAGGCTACTGCTCGGTCTGTAGTGCCTTTTTTGGTGCGTAATAGCTTGTCGATAGCGCCAACATTTTCAAATTGATTGCCGTATGCTGTACGCAAACTTCTAGCAGTTTGATACAGTTTTCCACCTTTATCGGCAGTAGCGGCATTAATTAAGCGTTTCATTTCACCAGCATGAAGCATACCAACTGCATCGCTTGGGTCGTAATTTTGATTAATAAACTTGTAAACATCGTCTAATTGATTAATGGATATTTGACCTGAATTAGCTGGGTCATTTAATTTAATCTGTTCGTCTACTGCATCAAGAATTGGTGCTAATTTAGCTCTTACAGTAGGAGTTTGTTTTTCAATGTATTGAGTAATGCTGCTATAAGGTATTAATTCTTGAGTTTCGCCAGCTTCTCTAGCTAATTTATAAGCTGCGTTTATCTCATCTTTTGCTTGTTTTGCTTGTTTTACTAAAGCTGCATCAACTACTTTGCCAGTTTCACGCAATCCAAAGGTTTCTTTACCTGTAGCATCTATGTAAGCATCAAAGTTCTGCAAAATAGTGTCATTGGCTTCTGCTTTTGCCACAATTAATGGTTTGCCAATGGTATCTGGGTATTGTTTTGCAATATCTGACTCAAACTGTTGTTGACCTAAATCACGCTCTGCCATACCTTTGGTTAATTTACCTGGCACTCTTAACTGTCTTGCCATTTCAACACGGGTTACAGCTTCTGGAACTGCTGCCGCACCTACACCTGACATAGTTGGTTCTTTACGCAACGCATCAGCAATTCGAGTGCTAACAGGTTCTACCGCTTGTGCAACACGGCTTGTAACAGGCTGTACCGCTTCTTGTATCATTTGACCTTCGTTACGCAATGCACCAGCCATGTTTCTAGTAGCAGGCATTACTGATTCTTGCATAACAGGTCTAATATTCTGTGCGCTTTGAGTAAATGACGGAATTGCGCCAATATTACCTATGTATGGGGGAATTTTGGCTGTTTCTAATGCGCTACCAATGCTTTCTAAAGCGCCTTGAGATACAGGTGAAGATGGTCTATAGCTGATAGCTTCTCTTGCTTGTTGGGCGTAATTTCTACCTAATTCAGCAGGTGCTTGACCTGTCCTAATAGCTTCAGGGATGCTTCTAGCAACACCATAGGCTTGCGACAATGGTTCAGTAACCATAGATGAAGCTATAGCTGTAGGGACTTCGTATAAACTTTTAACCCTATCCATCATATTGACTGGTCTAGCAGGTGGTTGAAGGTTTACAGCATTGGGTCTTTCACCAACAACAGTAGGAACATCAGTATTAATGACATTTCCTTGGTTTTGTGCCGTAGGAACAAATTTAGGTTTAGGCAATTTTTGCAAAGCAGCACCTATTTGCTCTTTGCTCATGCCATCAGGAAATTCTACATTTCCTACGCCAATGACTTCAACTATCTGTGCCATTATTTAAATGTTCCAGTTTTAGGGTCATAAACAAAAGATGGCTTACCTACGCTTACTTTTCCTGAATCTTTTAAAGTTGTGCTTATGCTATCCCAATCACCGCCTGGATAATATTTCTTCTGTAAATCAACCATTTGCTTCATAGTTGCAAGACGAGATTCAACAGGAATGTTTGCATTGCCTAAATCACCGGCTAACTTCTGATACAAGGTCACGTCAAGAACGCCTTGTGGGCCTTCAAATCGTGGTTGTTTCATGGTTAAAGCACCAGAAAGCATTTTTAATTGTGCATCTGCTTGAGATTCTTGTTTTCTAGCACCAAAAGGCAAATTAAACGCTTCGCCAGCAGCCGTAACCGCATTAGACAAAAATCCTGAACTTGGTGCGCCAGTAGACAAAATAGAGCTTGCTGCTTGCATTAAATCAAAACTGTCTTTTGCGTTAGTAACATTAGATTGCTGTTTTTCGGCAAACCTACCAGCCGCTTCTTGGTTCTGTTTAGGCGATAAAGAAGGATTGTATTGATATTGTGGGATTGTTTGCGGAACAAATTGACCGCCACCTTGACCACCCATGTTTACTTGACCACCGCCTTGATTGCCACCCATATTAGGCATACCAATGCCTGTGTTGTAAGCAAGTTCTTGTTGAGCAATATTTAATCTAGCCCTATCAATAGCCAAACTTGCTTTATCTTTTTCAGACATTTGATTCAAGAAAGCATTTAAACCACCTTGTTTCTGAACATTCCAACTACCATCAGCAACGGCTGCTTTAAAACGTCTTTCTTCAGGTGTAGCTTCAGGCATCATTTGTTTTAAAATCAATGGTTTAAGTTCTTTTCCTGCCCCAAATTGATTTGTATTAATTTCACGCAATGCACTAGCAATGTCAGGTTTTCTACCTGGCTGTATTGCAACTGGCATAGGTACATTTTGACCTGAACCACTCATTCCGTAAGGGCCTGCCATTTCAGTAGGCATATCAGGTGTACCAAACGCTAAATCACTAATTTTTTGTTCCGCAGCATTACGACCTTCACGAATTTGACGAGCTAATTCTACGGCTTGTTTATCGCCTTTTTCTGCCATGCGTGAACCAAGATAAGTCTGAAGTAATGGGGCAATATTCTGAAAAATGCTAGGCGCAACATAACGACCACTAACCATTTGACCTTGTGGTTGCTGAAAACCTTGTTGCATTAACAACTGCGCCATTTGTTGTCGGCGGTTTAATTGCTGTTGTTCTTGTAAAATTTCAGGTGGCAAAGTACCTGTTAGATTTATATCAGCCATTTAAAGCTCCATAATTAACCATTTTGATGCCATCAGGTCTTGTGATAACTGCTTCGGGCATAAATTCTTCAACTTCGTGAGCCATGTAACCCATAAACTTGCCATGACCGGCTTCGTTTTTCCATTCAGGTTTGTATTCGTATATGTAAACAGGCAAACCAATTTTAGAAACGCCAATTTTAACAATGTTTTCTTTTGTGCGAATGTCTGAAGCTAAAATTGCTGCGCCACCTAAATTCATCAACCCACTTGTCAAATTAGCATTTCTAGCTTGTTCAGCGTTGTAATTGCTCATGTCAAAATTACCTTTAGCTGTAGTAGCACCTAAAATATCAGCGCCAGCAGTTACAGGTTGATTTGTAGGATTGACATAGTTAGGGGTAGCCAATGCTTTTACATTACTTGCATAAGTAAATGGGGAAGCTAAATTAGTGTCGTAAACATTTCTTTGTTGGTTAAAGCCAATTTGGCTTGCTTGATTGCCAAGTTGTGCATTAGCAAGAGCTTGGTTGTACATTTGATTTTGTACTTGCGCACCACCCAAACTAGCTTGAGTTAGTAAATCGTTCTGTTGTTCAGCCATTTGCTGTTTAGCAACATTATAGGCTTGTGAACCAGGCATAATTCCTTGATTGGCAAGTTGTTGGTCAGACATTTCATTTTGACGCTGAATAGTAGGATTTAACCGTTGCAAAATAGCGTTAGTTGCTTTGTCCCAACCTTCCATGCCAATAACGCTAGGGTCTACGCTAGTATTTAGTGGGTTTACATTTGGGTCAAATTTACTGTAATCATAATTTGCTACTGCGCTTGTAGACTTATCAATAGCGCCTTGCAATGCTGATGTAGGGGTTTGAGTGGCTGTCCAAGTTGGATTGCCGTATTGGTCAGTACCAGTTTGCTCGTAATTTACATTACCATAGGGGGTAACTTGATTTACACGATTAGCTGCAGTTGCGGCTCTTGCAGCATCTAAGTTAGCTTTTGCAGTTGCTTCGGCTGCACCTGCATAATCTGGAGCAGCAGGGGCTGAAGGGCCGCCACCAAAAACACTACTAACCGCATCAGCAACAAAACTCATGTTAATCTCCTTACCTTGTTCAAATCTACGTTTAACTGTAACCATTTACAATTTTCACGTTTCATAGTCATTATTACTAAATCACCATCTTTATGGGCATCAGCAATATTGGCTATTTCTTTGAAACCAAGGTGTCGGCTTAATTTCAGGGATTTTTCGTTATTCCCTGCTATTGTCGCTATTATAACCTTCAGATTCAAAATATTAAAAGGGTAATCAAACATAGCCCAAAGAAAGTCTTTATTCATAAAATTGCCTTCACCAGCAAGACTAAAATTACAAGATTTTCCTTGAAAATTGCTATAACTTGCTACCCCTTTTAATTTACCATTTACTTCTTGCCCTATACACATCAAGTTTTTTGGTGCTTCACCACCTAATTTAATGCTTATCCATTGAGCCAAATCAGCTTGATTTTTAGTAGTAACAATTCTCAAAGAACTGAGCCTTTTTCCATTACATAGTCTGTAGATACCCAATGCACATCAATACCCTGAGAAACAATGTTTAAGTTGATTCCGGCTGAGTACCCTAAACCACTTACACCTTGCCAATTACGGTAAATAATAAGGTTTCCTGCCCAATTAAAGTTGTCCCAAGTAGCTGCATCCCATATCCCTACTATTGTAGGAACTGACTGAAATGACACTTGACCAAGGTTATTTTGGGTCTGAAAGTCGGTATTAATACCAGCATAAACGCCAGGTGCGCCAGCATCTACCAAAAAAGTAGGGCGAATCATGGTAAATCGCTTTTGTTGACCTGGCAAATCAAAATAGCTATAAGCCTGTTGACAAGTAGCTGAAATAGGCTCTCCGTCATCTGCATAACCATCCCAAAACTTGCCTACAAAGCCATTTCCACCAAAATATAAATCTTCATTGTGAATTTCATAGACATTTGAATCTATGCCTACAAAGCTAGCCCAAGCCTTAGAAATGGTGTGCATTACATATTGCTCAGTTCCCGATGGGTTGGGAATATTGATTAATAGCATATTTGGCTTTGGAAAGTGTATAACTTGCCATCCAAATTCAGTAGAGTATGCGTCTGCTTCTTTGCTAATTTCGTAAAAAATCTTATCTGTTATGTTGATTCTAGGGTCTAACCGGCTAGATTGAAGCGCACCTGCAAGGGGTACTAAACCGCCTTGAGTAAGCAAAAGAATATCTCCAGCAAACTTATAAAAGAATCTACGGCTAAATATGTAACCTAGTTGCCATACACCTTTTAAAGCCCATGTTGTAGCAGATGTTGGGTCTGTTCCGTTATAAACAATAACTTCACCCATATTTGTGGCAAATACAGCGTAATCATCTGCGCCTTGACCTGCATCAAGAGTCCAAGTAGCCATGCCTTGCATAAAGCCACCGCTTTTTGCTATTCCACCAAAATCCAATGGAAAAGCATCGCCACCAAGAGAATTAACAGGTAAATACCAAACATTCATGCTGTTTTCTTCTGTAAAATACAGGCGATTTTTAAACAGGTTTACATGAACAAAAGTATTGGAATTAATGCTGTAAGTTGTGCCGCCAGTAGTACCACCCTTTATTCCTAATACGGTGTATGTGCCAGTTGCACCAGTTACCGTAGAAGTGCCAGTAGACACAAAAGTAAAGGTAGTTGGCCCTGTTACTGTAATAACAAAACCCCCTAAAAAGCTAGATTCGCTAGATGCGGTAATGGTTACACGGTTATTAGTAACTAAACCATGTGCGGTTGCGGTAGTTACGGTTGCTACATTAGATGGACTTGTACGAGAAATACCGCTAATTGTTGCTGCCGTAGTGGTAGTTGCCATCGTAAACCATACAGTTCCATCAAAAATGGTTACTGGGTCTACGCCATTACACGCCACAATGTAATCACCACCAATATTGGAAAAGTTTACATATTGAAATTTATCGTTAGCAATAGTGAAAACTTGGTTAGCTGTTGGTGTATCGCAATCGTATATAGCTGTTCCTGCAGCAGCAAATATTTGCTGATTTGTTACTCCTGCGTAGTTCATTAAAGTGTTTACAGGGGTTGTTATTGCTATGGTGTAAGCACCTACGATTGTGGCATTACCGCTTGGAGCAAGAGCCATTGTATAAGTAAAGGTACTAGCCCCCGTTACCGTAATAATGTAAATACCACTATAGTTTGCAGGGGTTGTGCCTGTAATAGATACTCTGTCGCCATCGTTTAAACCATGTGCAGAAGCAGTAGTTAAAGTAGCTGTAGTACCACTAAAGGTAATGCTTGAAATGGTTTGAACCCCAGTAGATGTGGTTAGTTGAGAATACCTTGTGTAGCCTTTTCTTAGCTGTACATCAGTTGGAGTAGGGTATAAATTGGTTAAGGTAACTGCATCAGTAGCAGGCATTTGGGCAATAGAATCCCTAGCGTTCCATCCACCAATAGGCGCAGTTATAGATGCTGTATTAGCTGTAAAGCGTTTAGCTTGACCAAATATCATGTGCCATACCCAGTATCAGGAATGTTAGCGTAACCAATGAGGACTTTAGCTGGGTACGGTGCAAATGACAGGTTAGGTGCGCCTTTGTCTGCCGCTTTAGCAACACTTAAATAACGCTGATAATCTTGTTGCAACGCAGTAGTGTCAAACGCTTTAATTTGGAAATACTTGAGTTTTGTATATAAAACGATGATACGGTCATCTAATACACTTGTATCTGTGTCAGTAGTAAAGCTAGTCTTTACTTGATTTGTAGCGCTTCTAACCCAACCACTCGACTTGTATTCCCATCCAATATACTCTTGCGTATTCATTGGTGGCCATACTTGGAACTGGTTGTCAAAGATACGCCAACGGATTCTAGGGCCTGTAGCAATGTAACCAGACTTTAACCATTGCCATTGTTGTGCATCTTCAGGGCCTAAAGCTTCCCATCTTTTGGTCTTATCCCATTGAGTTCTGTTGGTAATACGCTCAAAATCAGGTGGTAAATCATAAGCTGTTTGGGCTAAAACAACTTGTCCACTACCCGTTCCTGAAGCCTGTTGGCTCATGGTAATAATGCTAGGACTATCAACGGTTACTACTTGGGTATCTTGATTAATATTAGTACCTGTAATGCCCCATTGATTAGTAACGCCAGTTAAACTTGTTCCGCCTTCAATAGTTAGGGTGGTAGACCCATTAACAGAAGCAGCATTTGTAGTAATCGCTTGTGTGTAAAAGCGATACTGAACTTGAAGGGCTTGCCAATCATATTCTTTAACTAATTCATATCCAGCAGCGTTCATTAACGCTAATATTTGCTGAACATCAGTATTTGGGTTTCCGGCAACGCTAGTAGAAACGGCTAAATTAAGCTCATTCTGTACTTGGTTTACGAGTTGTAACATCGTAGATGACATATATATCCTTTACTTGGTTTTTCCCAAGTAGTTGGGTATTTGTTGCAATTATAAACAAAAAAAGGGGAAATATCCCCCTTTTATTTATTCTACTTCTGCTTCTTGTTTTGGCTTACGACCTTTGGGCTTTTTGTCTGCCATCATAGCCATCAAAGCATCAATTTGCTCTTGTTGTTTAGCTAATTTAGCGTCTGCTTCCATCTTAATTGCAGCGTTTTCTTGCCGTAATTTAGACAGTTCTTCTTCCCTTTGGTTGGTTTCGCCTACTTGGTCAGCCAGGTTTAAAAAGGCTTTGGCTTTGTCCCTAAATGAGTAAGGATTCATGCCTGCAATCATGCCAATACGCTGAATTTGTAGGTCTGAAGCATTAGCCACAGATTCTACTGTATGGAACTTTATTCCTTTTAATTCATCGGCTTGCGAGCGACTAATGATTGTCCATTCCTCAATCGGAGTGCCTACAATCTGTTCATGTCCTGCGGTTTGGTTCTGATAATGCGCCCATTGACGGGGAAAACGTGCCTTATGTTCTTCGTGTGCATAAGTGTCAATTTCGGTTAAAGAATCGCCAGGTACGCAAATACGGATAAAGTCAAACTCTTTGAATATGGGTCTGCCTGCAGCCATAGACTCATCATCTTGTTTCATTGAGCGTTTGTAGAAAGTTACTGCTAGGCGGCTATCTGCGCCCATATCATCGGATGGTAATGCCATCTTTAATTCTCCTAAGTAGTTAGGGTTATAAAAAGAAAAAGGGAAACCCCTTTTGAGGGTCTCCCTATGGTACTACAAGTTACTGATTAAACAGAAGCTTTACCAAACCAACCATAGTCACCTGCAACCATTGAAACTGCTGGGGAGATATAAGCTCCACCAGTAGCGGCAACAGTAAATGCTGTGGTGTTGATGTTGCAAGCAGTTGTGCTTGGGGCGATAGTAGCTGCTGCTACAGCCCAAACATAACGCAAACCGTCAGAAGCGAAAGTTTGTGTACCGAGTGGGCCAAAGTCTACTGGCTCACCGTAAGCTGCAATATCTGCCGCAGATTGGATGCTGTCTAAATTAATACCAGCGATGGGAAGTGTTGAATATGCCATGATTATTTCCTTAAATTAATTGAGTGGACAAGATTAAACAGGGGTTTCCCCCTATTTATTAGGTTGTCAACAAGCCCTGCAAGAAGCGGTTGCTGGTTGTAAGATTGCCGGCCCAACCATAGAGCTTAACGATAGCGTCTTGGTTAATAGACTGGCGCTCACCACCGATAGGTACAAAGTTACGCTCTTTGTGTGGGCGGAAGAAAATGTAGTTCGTGTTGAGCATATACATATAAGTAGCTGTCTGTTGGTCACCATAACCACCACCCAATACCACGTCAGCAGATGTACCGCCACCGTAGAACTTCAAGGAAGCGAAACCAGAAGCGCCTGATTCCTCAGAAGCGATACGCTGGATAGCTTGCAAGCTGTTTACATACAGTTGATACATTGTGTTACCAGCAACAATCAGGTCAGCCTTGTCAGTACCACGAATCTGCTTGATAGCAGCTTCAGTCATCTTGGCAAGAATGTTGGTTGTAGCAGGAGTTGTGGTTACGCCAGTCGTGATTTGGTTACGCCAGAAGTCCCAGTTAGCGGCATTAATACCACCGTAAGTACCGAGGGTTGGGGTTGCTGAAACAGCAGCGCCTAGACCGTCAAGGTTCTTACCACCGTTACCAGTACCGTTACCAAACAAGTCACCCGAAATGCGGTTTAGCAGACGAGCTTCAGAAACTTGCATACGACCATCTAACAGGTCGATGATTGCTTCTTTGCTGCTGTTTTGCAACATTTCAAGGCCAGACATCGTTACGGAATCAGCGTACTGAGCAATCTTGAACTGAGCAGCCGAGATTGGGCTATCAGGAGAAATGTTCAATACTTCATATCCGCTATACGAGTTAGCGTTGTTAGTATTTGGGTCGTTGTACATGATTTCTTCCAAAATCACGTTACCACCTGAGAATGGGCGAACATTGCCTTTCTGGTTCAAACGAGTAAGAATTGCGTTGTTTTGTGTTAAGTTGTCTGCGAGTTCACCGCTACGACTTTGAATCGTGGTAGCGATAATATCGGTAATTGCTGAGTTAGCGAATGCCATGATATATCCTTAGTTAAAAAATCGCCAAAATTGGCTAGTTAAACCCTACGGCTCATTGCATCACCCATTTGTTCTGCAATTAAAGACCGTCTATCCTTTTTATCTCCTGTGTCAGCCACTTTTCCGCTAGGTGTAACGGATTTAGGACTTACTGCAGCAGCCTTAGCCTTCGCTACTTGCTGTGCTTTGATTGTTGATTGTTTGGCTTCCTTCAGGAGTCTGTCCTGCTCTAATGCCCATACATCATCATTCATACGCACGGCTTTCTTGTAGGCCGTTTCTAGGTCTTGGGCTTTCCCTAGCTCAAGTAGTTGAGCCATTTCTTCCCTTACCACATCAAAATGCGGAAACTTCTCCACATCACTACGAACTCGCTCGATTTCATTATTTAATCTAGCTTGTTCTTCCTGCTGGAATCTACCTTTGATAGTAGAAACCTCTTGATTGACCATGTTTAGCTGATTCATAAGTTGTTGTGTATACGCATCAACTTGTGGTGGAGCAGCAAACTGTCCATCTTGATTTAATTGTATACCATAATCTTGTGCAAGTCTTTGGAATACTTGAACTTTTTGAGCATGGTCAGCTTTTGACAAAATCATGTGCGCCCGACCAAGGTTATTAATCCAAGCGGCAGGGGTAATTCCTTGTTGTTGAAACTCAGCCTGGAATGGGGCAATAGCGTTTTCTAGCTCTTTTGCTCGGTCTGCTTCAGCCTTGTAGGTGCTTACACCTTTCTTATATTCCGACTCCCTTTGGTTGGAATATTGGGCTAATTTGATAGCTTCTTCTTTGGTTAATTGCTCACCTTGAGTCAATTTGTCCCAAATAGGTAAATACTCTTTTTTCCATGTAGAAGGGCGCTGTAGGGCAGGTTCTTGAGGGGTTTCTTTAACTTCTTCCTCTACTTCTTCCTCTTGAGCAGCTTCAATAGGTTCTTCTGTAGTTTCTAATTTGGCTTCTTCAGCTATATCGTCTACGGGTTCTATTTCAGCAGGGGCTTCCTCTACTGGGTCTAAAGTGCCTTCTTCTGCGGCTTCCATTGCTGCCATTAACTGCTCTCTACGGTCTAACTGTTCTTCTGACATGGGTATCTCCAAGGTATCGGATTATCGGTAATTGAGCTTTGCATAGGTCAATTCAGCTATTTGGCGCCTCCTAGCTTCCATAGACTTTCTGCTTAACTCTGGGGGTTTGTGCTGCGTTGGTACATCGTTGCCTAATTCAATCATTCGGTGTTGTTTTAGGTGTGCTTTATGCTTAGACCGGCTTTCAATAACTGAACCGTCTACTTGCGAGATATAAGGCTGAATATCAGATATAACCATAGGGGCTTCTCTACGGGTCATTTCTTGTTTTTCTTTCCATGCTTGTTCGGCTTCGGGGCTTCCAAGGGTATAACCCCAAAACTCTAAGTAATGCTCTTTATCGGTCTTAGCTTCTACATGGTTTGTTTCGGTATAACCGCATTTAGGGCAAATCATAGTTTCTCCAGTAATGAGGGTAATAAGTGCCATTCGTCTTTTCTAAGGGTTACTACTGAGTCGTACCATGTTGCGTTTTTCCAACGCCAACAGATGTAATCATCCTCTGGAAGCAGTAAAAAGCACTTTACACCCAATGCACCGGCTAAATGTGCGGTTGCGGTATCAGGTGCTACTACCGCTTTCATCGCCTTCATGTGGCAAGCAGTCTTGTAAAAGTTCTTCTTCCAACCGTCATTAGGCAATGGGTCAAATACATCGTCTAGTTCTACATGGAGTGAATAAACATTGTCACCAACCAGTTCTCGCATTGTTTCTAGGGGAATTGACTTGGTGTAGTGGAGTGGGCCGTTAGAAGCTGACCAATTTACCCCTACTTTTTGCTCAATATTGCTAGGTCTAGCCTCAAAATAGCCCTCAGAGCCAACAATCTTTTGGGTTGTTATAGGAAACGACTGTTTTACAAAAGGGGGTGCATAAGTAGCAAAATGGGGTAGTGACATAGACCCAACCCAGTAATCTGCTTCTAATGGTGGGCCGTCAGTCTTAGAACAAG